TCCGGTTCTTGTCATTATCGAGCTGGCAAAAATACAGAAATGAGCGCTGGTTATACAGCGCTTTTTATTTTACGTTTAAATAGTAAAGGTAGATGTATAATATAATCATGATTACATGTAAATTATACCAATGATAACAGCTTAAAGCCTGGATATATCTAAAACGCTTAAAATATCGCTTCTAGGCGCTGTTTTGCATTTATTGGTGTACTTGTTAGGGTATAATGTAAACGTAGCTTGTAGGGTTGTTTAAATCGCTTCTAAAGGGTACACACCCACCCGTGGGGGAAATAGCCACAGCAAACCCCGCCCAGTGAGTGGCTTAAATTTCCAAAAATTTTAAAAAGGAACGTAAACGTACAAAAATATTCATTAATAATTGACATATATAACAACTAGGTGCTATATTAAATCTGTAAGGAGGAAAAGTGTATGAAACCGAGCAAAATTATTAGAATGCTGATGAAAATCAATAACAGAACATATCAGTCTCTCGCAGACGAAACAGGCAAGAAAAGTAGCACGGCAGTTAGAAATCCGTTAACTAGAGAGACCAATATGCGAATCAGTACCATGAAGGAATTACTAGATATAATGGACGCTGAACTGGTGGTGCGAACAAAAGATGGCAAATATGAATGGGTGATTGATGATGTTGAAAAATAATACGGAATTGGACGTTCAGTTCAAGATCATCGAGGAAGATATCACTCAGAACGAGATAGCAGAGAAGATTGGAACTACTCCTCAGTATCTCGGACAGGTGATTAAAAAGAAAAACATTATAAATTCAACTTTCGTGAAGATTTTGGACGTTTTAGGTTATGATATCGAATTAAAATACGTTAAGAAGTAGTTAAAGTAGTTGAAAATCGGTTTTTGCGTAAACTTTTCCCTAATACGCGCGTACTAAGAGGAAGTTATACGCAAAATGGTGATTTGAGCTACTTTAACTACTTGTGGGAGGTGAATATCTCGTGAAAGCGATAGGTTATATCCGTGTCTCAACGGAGGAGCAGTCATCTGATGACCGCTACGGCATCGAGGTGCAGAGAGATGCTATCAGCAAGTATGCAAAGGAGCATGATTACGACATTGTTGACTGGATGGTCGATACAATCAGTGGAGCGAAGGACAACAGACCCGAACTCGACAGGATACTGTACCATTCAGATGACCTGCCAGGTCACGATGCAGTGATCGTGTTCAAGAATGACCGTGTTGCAAGAGACACTAAATTGTATTTCTATTATTTCTATACACTGGAGAAGAGAAACGTCAAGCTGCTCTCAACCGAGGAGCACTTTTCAGAGGGCGATGATTTCGCCAACATCTATCGTTCTCTTCTTATGTTCGTTGCCGAACAGGAAAGACGAAACATTGCCCTCCGTACAGGGAAGGGTCGCTCGCTCAAGGCGAAGTGTGGTGGCTATTCGGGAGGAAACAAACCATACGGCTACCATTGTACGGACGGTGCTCTTGTCCTGGACGAGAAGGAGAAACCAATCGTGGAGATCATCTTCGAGGAACATGACGTAAGAGGTACTCCTCTACAGGACATATGTGATATACTGTACGATAAAGGATATCGCACAAGACGTGGAAAGAGATTTCAGCCGTCTACGGTGCGAGGAATCCTACAGAACAGGCTCTTTTACGAGGGTATGTACAAGTATGGTGATAGTGGCTGGGTAAAAGGAGTGCATACTCCGATACTGCCACTGTAATGAAGGTGCGTTGTCGCACAGGGATTAAGTTCTCTGTCGATGACGCACCTTTTTGTTTTAGGAGGCTTTAATGGAGCAGTTACTTGAGACGATTCTTGAGACGATAAGAATCTCCGGTCACTACCAGGCTCTAGAGGATTTATATTACACATCTCTTGAGGCTATGAAACGTGACGTGAAGTTGGGGGTCAGATATCTTAAGATTCTGTCAGAACTGATTGAGAAGCGTATGCCTACGCTTAGAGATGAATCGGAGATACGCAGGCTGTTTACTCTGCATAAGAAGGTTCTGCTTGCTGCAGCACCTCATGACTTTGATTCATATCTATTGTACGTCGAGTGGAACAGGGACCCCGACAAGAAATTCTACCCACCTAGAAGAAAGGTGCTTAAACAGGTCGCAGAAGCGATGCAGGATCTTGCAGAAAGGAAGATAAGACTGCTTACGATATCTCTCCCACCAGGAACAGGGAAGACAACACTTGCCATCTTCTATCTGACATGGCTTGCTGGCAGAACTCCTAACGAGCCGATGCTGTCGGGAAGTCACAGTAATGCTTTCATTAGAGGAGTATACGACGAATGTCTTCGTATCCTGGACCCCGAAGGGGAGTATTTATGGCACGATGTGTTCCCTGGCATACAGGTGAGCAGTAGAAATGCAAAGGACTGTCGCATTGACATCGACAAGAAGCAGAGATTCGAGACGCTTGAGTTTACCTCTATCGGAACAGGTAACGCTGGTCTGTATAGAGCGATGAATCTGCTCTACTGTGATGACCTTGTTTCGGGTATAGAGGTTGCATTATCCAAGGAGCGTCTAGACAAGCTGTGGGAGACATACACAACCGACTTGAGACAGCGTAAACAGGGGGACCACTGTGTCGAGCTGCATATCGCCACACCATGGTCGGTGCATGACGTAATTGCTCGTCTGCAGCAGAAATACGGTGATGACGATGATGCTAGGTTCATTAATATACCAGCACTCGACGAGAACGACGAGTCTAACTTCGATTATGACTACGGTGTTGGTTACTCTACTGCTACGCTTCGTGCTCAGAGAGAAATCATGGACGATGCAAGCTGGCGAGCATTGTATATGTGTCAGCCTATCGAGCGTGAAGGTCTTGTCTACTCGGAAGATGAACTGAGAAGATATTTTGAACTCCCTAAGGGAGACCCCGATGGAATCATTGCAGTATGCGATACTAAAGACAAGGGTGCTGACTATGCATTTCTGCCTGTGGCTTACGTGTACGGTGAGGATTATTACATTGATGATTGTATCTGCGATAATAATCTGCCGAATATCGTAGATGCGAGACTGACTGAGATACTTGTAAGAGACAAAGTGCAGATGTGCAGATTCGAAAGTAACTCGGCTGGTGGACGAGTGGCAGAGAAGGTACAGGAGGCAGTGAAGGAGAAGGGTGGAATCACTCACATCACTACTAAGTTCACTACTGCCAACAAGGAGACAAAGATCATTGTTAACAGTGCCTGGGTAAAGGAACACTGCCTGTTCAAGGATGATTCCATGTACAAGAGAAAGTCCGATTACGGAAAGATGATGAATTTCCTATGCTCTTACACAATGGCTGGGAAGAACGCTCACGACGACGTTCCCGACGGAATGGCAATGCTTGCTGAATATGCTCAGAGTCTTGTCGGAGCGAAGGTGCAGATATTCAAGAGACCATTTTAAAATATATGAAAAATCTTCATAAATCGCTTTGTATAGTACCTTTATAGTGGTATAATATAACGTAGTAAGGTACCACTTATAGTGGTACCGTCATACGGGTGCATGATTGCACGAGGTTGAGTCCTCAGCAGTCATGCACCTATTTTTATGCCCGAAAGGAGGACAACATGAGTCACAAGATAGATGAGTCAAAAGCGATGATGCCGTCACGAGTGATGACAGGCAGACGAGTAATCAAGTCAAGTGTCAAAGAAATCACCCCCGACAATGTCATGGATGTTCTCCTCAATGCTAAGAATGACCATGACCTCAATAGAAGCGAGATTGACTACCTCTACCAATACTACAAAGGTAATCAGCCGATTCTTAACAGAGTGAAGGACGTACGTCCCGAAATCTGCAACAAGATCGTGGAGAACCGTGCGAATGAGATTGTCTCATTCAAGGTCGGTTATCTGTGTGGAGAACCTATTCAGTATGTAAGTCGTAACGGCAATGAACAGACTGTAAACGAAATCAACACCCTTAACGAATATATGTTCGCTGAGGATAAAGCTGCACAGGATCAGCAGATTGTTGAATGGCAGATGATTTGTGGAACAGCATTTCGTCTAGTTCTGCCCGATGAACCAGGCGAAGAGGACGAAGCACCATTTGAGATGTACACCCTCGACCCTAGAGATACGTTCGTGGTCTATTCAAACGAAATCGGCAACAAACCTCTGATGGCAGTCAAGTACGCAGAGGATGACGACAAGATAATGCGTTATTCAATCTATACAGATAAGTATTACTTCTATGTAGAGGATGGACTACTTCTTGAGTGTAAGCCTCATGCTCTAGGAATGATTCCAATTTTCGAGTATCCAGCAAACAATGCTCGATTAGGGTCTTTCGAGATTGTATTACCACTGCTCGACGCAATGAACACTCTAGCAAGTAACAGACTCGACGGAGTCGAACAACTTGTCCAGGCATTCATCAAGTTTGTTAACTGTGAAATCACCAAGGAACAGTTCCAGGAACTACGTGAGGTAGGAGCAATCCAGGTAAAGTCACAGGACGGACAGAAAGCAGATGTGGGAGTGGTCAGTACCGAACTGGACCAGGCACAGTCGCAGACATTGAAGAATGACTGCTATGACTCGGTTTTAACAATATGTGGAATGCCTAACAGAAATGGTGGGTCTTCTACAAGTGATACAGGCTCAGCAGTACTGCTTCGTGACGGGTGGTCAGATGCAGAGGCTAGAGCAAAGGACAGTGAGAACGTGTTCAAGATGGCTGAGAAGAAGATGCTGAAATTAGTTCTCCGAATCTGCCGAGATTTAGGAGACTGCAATCTAAGACTCAAGGACATCGACATGAAGTTCACTCGTCGTAACTATGAAGCAATTCAGAGTAAGTCACAGGTACTTATCTCAATGTTACAGCAGGACAAGATTCATCCACAGTTGGCATTCCAGCATAGTGGAATGTTCTCGGATGCCGAATCTGCTTACTCAATGAGTATGAAGTACTACGAGGAACAACAGGCTAAACAAGCCGAACTAGCCAAACAGAAGGAATTAGAGGCTCAAAAGAAGAAACAGGCAATAGATAACGAGCCGACAGAATAAATGCGTCAGAGAAGACGTAAATCGCATTTTAGACATACAAGGTAGAGAAACCTTAAATCGCATATAAAAAACAAAGTCACAGAAGACACTAAAAGACGGGAGGATACAGCATGAAAGTAAATGTTAACGAAATTGAAGGCTATGCAGATATGACAGTAGAGGAAAAATTAGCAGCATTAGAGTCATATGACATGAAGCCCGATTATACAGGATACATCAAGAAGGAAGTTTTCGATAAGACTGCATCAGAATTAGCAGCTAAGAAGAAGGAGTTGAAAGCAAAACTTTCAGAAGATGAACTAAAGAAACAGAAGGAAGCAGAAGACCGAGCAGAGTTAGAGGCTAAGTATGATCAGTTGCTACGTGAAAGCAATATCTCAAAATACAAGGCAAAATTCTTAGGCATGGGCTATGAAGAAAAACTTGCTGAATCTACTGCTGAGGCGATGGTGGATGGCGATACAGATAAGGTATTTGCTAATCAAAAGAAACATCTCGAAACCGTTGACAAGAAGATACGTGCTGAGGTCCTAAAGGACACACCTAAACCTACCGGAGATGGAGACAATCCAGGCATGACATTGGATAAATTCCGTGCTTTGCCGGCTATAGAACGTGAAGACTGGGCGAGACACAATCCGGAGGAATATAAAAGCCTATACACGGCTAATGACACAGGAGGAAATCAGTAATGGCTCATAAGATTTATGACAATTTTTATCTATCAAACGAAATTGAAGACCAGTATAACTCCCACCTTGATTTAACACAGTTCTGTACTGTGGATAACTCATTAGTGGGTGAACCAGGTATGGTACGTAAAATCAACGTATACAAGGCTACAGACGGTACAGAAAAGTTAGCAATGGGTAAGGGAAACACTAAATCCATTGAAGTTACTTATACACCGGAAGAATACCACATTCTTTTAGCACAGAACAGATTCAAGTACTACGACGAACAGGCGATGACTGACCCAATGTTAGTTCCTGTCGGTGTACGTCACATGGGTACTGATATGTTCAACACTGTCAATAAGGACGTATATGAAGAGTATAAGAAGGCTACTTTATCAGTTACAACAAAGGCTCTTAACTTTGATGCGTTTGCTGATGCAGTTGCTACTTTAAACATCGAAAGTACAGACAATGATCCTAAAGAAGTGGGTCCTAGATGTTTCGCATTCGTCAATCCAACAGATATGGCTGAATTAAGAAAGAACCTTAAGGACTCATTACAGTATGTGGAAGCATACGCTAGAACAGGATATATCGGCACAGTTGCTGGTGTAAACCTTTATACAAAGAAAGACGCTGATAAGGGCACAATCATTGTTGCTACTAAAGAAGCCGTTACCTTATTCAATAAGAAAGGTACAGAAGTAGAACAGGAACGTGATCCGGATACTCGTGAAAACAGCATTTGGTCACGTAAGTATTACCTTGTAGCGTTAACTGACGCTACTAAGGCAGTGAAGATTACTAAGTCTGCGACAGCATCTGTTTAGTAATCGTAGGAGGTGAACAGCATGAGCGAAGAACAGAAAATGAGATTTCTGAGAGCGATGGTCGGAGACACCGACAGTGAAGAAGTGTTGTTCGTATACCTCAGATTAGCTGCTCAGAAGATTCTGTCGAGAGCATATCCGTATGACTCGACAGTGACAGAAGTTCCTCCCCAGTATGCAACGCTGCAATGCGAAATTGCAGCGTACATGCTGAATAAAAGAGGAGCAGAAGGACAGTTATCACATTCTGAGAACGGTATTGTAAGAAGTTATGAGAGTGCAGATGTCCCATCCTCAATGCTCAAGGTCATTGTTCCTCATGTGGGTATCCTCAAATGAGAATGATGACTAGAAACAAGAGCGTATTCTATTACGCACTGTATGACAGAAAAGTTCCACTTATTGACGAGTACGGCAACGAGACAGGTGAATATGAAGTGATTCATCAGAATCCGAAGGCTTACCGAGCGAACATCTCGGCAGCAAAGGATGAAGTGAGTACTCAGCAGTTCGGGGTAAATGAAGCGTATGACAAGGTTATTGTCATGGACGTAGATTGTCCTCCGATTGATGAATACACCGTTCTGTGGGTCGATAAAGTGCCTTTAACGGACTCCAAGGGTGCGTTGGTGACAAACGTGTTCGGTGAGGTGAAGACTCCTCATGATTACATCGTCAAGAAAGTTGCTAGAAGTCTCAATAGTGTGTCTATTGCGATAAGCAAGGTGAATATCAGTGGGTAGAAAGAAGATAACTATCGAACTCACTGAGAGTGGGATAGACCAAGCGATTAAAGAATTAGAGGAATACAAGAAAGACATCGAGAAAAAGACTGCACTCTTACAGGATAAGATTGCAAAAAGAATTGCAGAAGAAGCCGACAAAGGGTTTGCAAGTGCCGTAGTTGATGACCTTGTTAGAGGAGGTTATCAGAAACCCGATGTAACTGTTAGTTACACGACAAAAGGCGATATCTCAGTCGTTATTGCACAAGGCGAAGATGCCGTGTGGGTCGAATTCGGTGCTGGGGTATATCACAACGGTCATCTCGGTTCGTCACCTCACCCAAGAGGTTCTGAACTAGGAATGACCATAGGTGGTTACGGACAGGGAAAAGGTAAGCAGAAGTCGTGGGGCTTCAAGGACGAGGAAGGAAAACTTCACGTTACTAGAGGTACACATGCTCAGATGCCTATGGAGAAAGCAATTCTTACAGTCATTGATGAGTTACCACAGCTTGCAAGGGAGGTTTTTGGATGATTGATATTGAATCAGAGGTGTTCGATAGAGTATCGAAAGTGGTTCGAGAAGAATATCCGAATATCTATATGACAGGTGAATACGTCAGAGTACCACCATCATTCCCATGTGTCTCTCTCATCGAGGCTGACAATCAGATTTACAGAAACACTCGTGATAGTGGACGTTTAGAGAATCATGCCCAAGTGATTTACGAGGTTAATGTTTATTCGAACAAAACTAAGTGGAAGAAAGCTGAATGTAAGGCAATCATTTCACTCATTGATTTCAAAATGGAATCCCTTGGATTCACAAGAACAACGTTGACTCCTGTGCCTAATTCACAGGAGGGGATATACAGAATGGTGGGTCGCTATAGGGCGATCGTATCGAAAGACAATGTTATTTACAGGAGGTAATGCTCGTGGAGATTAGTACATATAAGACGTTCCTTATGACTAAGGAAACTAATACATGGAAGAAAGTAATCGACATTAAGGAATTTCCCGATTTAGGTGGAACACCCGAAATGATTGAGATTACTACCTTATCTGACAAAGTGCAGAGAAACATTCCAGGTGTACAGTCGCTTGATGCTCTTGAATTCACTGCCAACTACACTCTAACTGAGTATAAGGCATTAAAGGCTCTTGAAGGTATTGAGAAAGAATTTGCCGTTTGGTTCGGTGGAACAGAAAATGGCGATACAGTCACACCTAATGGAAGCGATGGTAAGTTCAAATTCAAAGGTCAGTTATCGGTATACACAAACGGTGGTGGAACCAACGAAGTTGTTGAAATGACAATCAGTATTGCTGCGTCATCTGCTATCGTGATTGATACTGATGCTTAAACATTAAACGGGAGGAAATAGAAATGGCTAAACAGTTAAAATTCACTTATAACGGAAAAGATTACGTTCTCGAATATAATCGTAGAACAGTTGCTGAGATGGAAAGAAGGGGATTTGTTCCAGCAGAGGTTGAAACAAAACCCGTATCCATGCTGCCAGCATTATTCCAGGGAGCGTTCATGATGCATCACAGACGTGAGAAAAAGGAAACAATCGACGCTATCTTTGCTCATATGACAAATAAGGATAAGTTAATTGAAGAACTAGTAGATATGTACAGTGAGCCTATCGTGTCAATGATTGAAGAACCCGAAGAATCAAAGGGAAACGTGAACTGGACAGTGAGTGGATAAGTGATTCACTGTTGAGCAATCCGTCCGAAGGAGAGGGTGGTAATCGCTCTCTCCGAACTTATTCGGACATTTTCTATTCCAAGTTCCCCTATTACTTATCAATAGGAATGACGGAGGAACAGTACTGGGACAGTGACTGTACTCTCACTAGGTATTATCAGAAAGCCGAGGAAATGCGTGCTGAAAGAGTGAATACTGAAATGTGGCTACAGGGGATGTACATCTATGATGCTATTTCTAGACTGTCTCCTATACTACGTTCTTTCGCCAAGAAGGGAACAAAAGCAGAGCCTTATCCTAAAGACCCTTACCCTATCAATAAAAGAACGGTTGAGGAGCAAAAGAAGAAAAAGGAAAAGGCGAATATGGACAAGGGTAAACGTTTCATGGAAATGTATAAAGCCCAGTCTGATATGTATTTCAAGGAAAGGAAGTGATTTCAATGTCTACAACAGTTGAACAATTAGAGATTGAGGTTGAGTCTTCGTCGAGTTCTGCTGTCAAAGGTATTGATACTCTTTCTGCTTCTTTACAAAGGCTGAAAAATGCTACAAAGGGAGGTATCGGGTTAACAAGTGTTACTAGACAGGTAAACGAACTCGCTACCTCCCTTAATGGTTTAGATTCAACCAAGATAAGCAAGATCGAACGTTTCGCACAAGCCTTAGGAAAACTTAAATCGGTAGGCAGTGTCAAGATATCATCAACCATCGGAAATCAGTTGAATAATATCAGTAAGGCTGTCAACGGATTAGATACAACCAATTTCGGAAGTCTAGATAAACTTTCTAAAGGTATCGGATCATTAGGAGACACAAATGTCGCAAAAGGTCTGAGGTCTACTATAAATGCCTTGACGAAACTGCCTAAGTTGTCAGAAACGATGAACACGATTGACTGGGCAACATTCAGTGCTCAGATGTCAATGCTCTCTAGTAGTCTTGACCCTCTTGCTACGAAATTGAATACAGTAAGTACGGCTTTCAGTCGTCTACCAGGCAATATCAATAAAACAAACACTGCCGTGGAGAGATCAGTCTTAGCCAATGCGAAGGCGAAGTTCAGTTGGACTGAATTATATTCCAAGCTGCAGATCGCGTTGGGTGTACTTCGTACAGGAGTTAAAACGATTGCTGGATTAGTCAATCAGTCTAATGAATATGTGGAAGACTTGAACCTGTTTGATGCGTCAATGGGTGAGTATGCCGATTCTGCACAGAAATATGCCGAAAAAGTAAGTGAACTTCTAGGAATTGACCCTGGTGACTTCATGAGAAACCAAGGTGTATTCAATACAATCATTACAGGATTCGGAGTAGGTGCTGAAAAGGCACAGCTGATGTCAAAGAACCTAACTCAGTTGGGATATGACTTATCGTCTTTCTACAATATCTCCGTCAATGACTCAATGCAGAAGGTTCAGTCGGGTATTTCGGGTGAACTAGAACCTCTTAGACGATTAGGTTTCGACTTATCTGTTGCTAGACTACAACAGGAAGCACTTAACCTTGGAATCAGTAAGAGCGTTTCTAACATGACACAGGCTGAGAAGTCTCAGTTGAGATATTATGCGATGCTCACACAGGTAACTGTTGCACAGGGCGATATGGCTCGTACATTAAATGCACCAGCCAATCAGTTGAGAGTCCTACAGGCTCAGTTCCAAATGTGTGCAAGAGCAATTGGTAATATATTCATTCCAGTGCTTAACATGATTCTTCCTTATGTAATTGCAGTGGTTAAGGTAATCAGACTCCTAGCAAATACTATTGCGGGGTTCTTTGGATTCAAACTTCCCGAAATCGATTATTCGGGTATCACTGTTAATGCTAATAAAGCAGCTAAGGCTACTAACAATATGGCAAATGGTGCAGACAAGACATCAAAAGGTCTAGGTAAAGCATCCAAGGCTGCCAAGAAGTTAAAGAATGCTCTTTTGGGAATCGACGAATTAAATGTTCTTTCCAAAGATGACGACACTGCTAGTGCTGGTGGAGGCACGGGTGGAGGTGTCGGTGGAACAGGTGGAGGTGTCGGTGGACTAGGTGGTAATGATTTAGGTATCGAATTACCGACATACGATTTTCTAAAAGGTCTCGTATCATCTAAGGTTAACGGTATTGTGAAAGAGATTAAGAAACATCTTTGGAGCATTATCTCAGTGATTGGAGCAGTGGTTTCTGCGATAGCAGCGTTCAAGATAGCCAAATTCCTACAGAAGTTAGGTTTCATCGGTAAAGGATTGAAACCTCTTATCGGAATAGCGATGCTTGTCGGAGGAGCATTCCTCTATGCATCGGAATGGGCTAACGGGTTCATCAACGGTGTTGACTGGAATATCCTTATCGGATTGATTGCTGGTGCAGCTGGTGTCATCGGTGGATTGTGGTTAGCAGTATCGCCTTTTGCTGCAGTGATTGGAGCAATTGTCACAGGTGTAGGAATGCTTATTCTAGGTATCAAGGACGCTATAGATAACGGACTTAATATGATAAACGGACTACTCATAGTAGTAGGTTCAGTGTTAGGTGGTGCTGGTATAGGAGCATTGATTGGTTCTATTGGTGGACCTTTAGGTTCGGCTATCGGATTAATAGTCGGTTTAGTAATCGACGGTGTCATATTGATCATTCAGAATTGGGATTCTATTGTGGCATGGCTCAAGAAGTTCTTCACTGTTACAGTTCCTAAGTACGCTAAGATGGCTTGGGATTTCGGTGTAAGTGTCGTTACGAGCATTCTAAAGGGTGCATGGTCAATTATCACAGGTGTCGCTAAATGGTTCTATAACAATCTTATCAAGCCGATAATCGACATTGTGAAAGCCTCACCTATTCCAAATATAGTGATTGGTATTTTCAATAATGCCAGGGAATTATGGAATAAACTTGTGGGCTGGTGGAAGACTGTCTCTAAGGACGGTATCAGTGTTGAATCTCTAATTTCTCTAGCAAAGAGTGGTTGGGATACTGTCGCTGGCTGGGTTATGAGATTCCTTGGTGGACTTGTTACAAAAGGTATCCATTTAGGCAAGAGTGGTTGGTCAACAGTTGCTCGATTCATTCAAGGGTTCATGGGTAGTGCCGTCACAAAAGGTATCGGACTATTCAGAGCAGGTTGGAACACTGTTTCTCAGTTTATTGGCTGGGCAATGGGTGGACCCGTTAATAAAGGGATCGGACTACTAAAGAGTGGCTGGAACACAGTATCTCAGTGGGTTACAGATAGAATCGGTGGCATTGTAGATGTCGGTATCAATCTAGTAAGTAAATGGAAGGGCAACATTAAGGAGTTCTTCGGATTGTCACGAGGTGGTGTCGTATCTGCTCACGGTGGTATCAAGATGTTTGCTTCGGGAGGAATTATCACTCCTAGTATGTGGCAGACGATTCCTAAGTACGCTGGTGGAACATCCAGTGCAGCACACGGTTCAATGTTTGTGGCTGGCGAAAGTGGAGCAGAATTGGTAGGTCATGTGAATGGCACTACAGAAGTAATGAACAGATTTCAGTTAGGGTCAATCATGCATAGTGCCATTATGAACGGAATGGCACAGTTCACAGGGTACTGGCAAGCAATGAATAGAAACATTGTTGACAGTGCGAATGCTGTGATTAATGCAGTACTCGTTAGTGCCGATAGCATGAACGAGAATATGCAGTTAGCAATGGCAGAAGGATACAACCCTTACACAAACCTTGCTAGAACAGTTTATGACGATAATCAGAGAGGATATAACGGCACAGATGATGATTCCTGGGAACGCAAGATGCGTGAGTTTTACCAGGAAAATGTTGAACCTACTCTCAGAGAAATCGCTAACGATACAAAGAGACAAGCTGACAAGAACGAACAGACAATCGTACAGGTCGGTAATCGTACAGTAAAGGACGCTGTCACTACTCAGAATAAGGCAGACGGTTTTGACTTCACTAAGTAAGGAGGAAAGAATATGGCATTTCTAGAGATAAATGGATATAGACTACCTCCTTGCAAAAGAGGAGTTGAAGTCGTTGTAACTACAGTCGTTGACAGTGGTCGAGACTCAAACGGTACTGTCGTAGGACAGAGAGTTGGTAGAGATCAGTACAAGATAAACAATCTCGAATGGCCGTGGCTGACTGCCGAGGAATGGAAGTCGATACTACAGGCGATTTCTAATTTCTTCTTCTATGTAACATTCATTGATCCTACTACAAATAAACCAAAAACAATAAAGATGTACTGTGGTGACCGTACGGCTGAACCTTACTGGGTTGATTCAAACGGTCACCCCACATTCTATAAAGACTGCAAAGTCAATCTGATTGACACAGGCGAATAAGGAGGTAATCTATGCAGACAGTTTCACAAGCATACGCAGAGAGCATGAAATCGGCTCTACGTGAGAGAGCATATATAATGATTACCTTCGGTCTTGTCAACCAAGAAATACAGATGAAATCAACCGTCGATAATGGTGATTATACATACTTCTCTAATAAGGATGACGTATTGACGAAGCATTCAGATGACATAGTCTATGCCACTCTCGAGGAGAATTTTACCAAAGTAGACGGTTCTATGTACTTTCTTCCTCGAAAGAGAGAAGGAATTGAATATCACAACACAGGAATAGTCTCAAATAAATTAGTATCTGATGCGACGTGTGAAGTTGTAATCAGTCTTAATACGCTCCCTACAGATTTCAAAGGCATGACCATCCGATTCGGGGATAACTATCCTGTCAACTTCGATATAGTCGGAAGCAACGGACAGGTGATTGAAATCAGAGGCAACACCGAGTCAGAGTGGTTTACCGACAAGGTTGTCGAAGAAACAACATATGTCAAATTGAAGTTCTACAAGATGAAGAATCCTAGAACTAGATTGAGAATATACTCAATCACATTTGGTTACGGTCTTATCTACTACAATGATTCAGTGCTTGATTCTACTCTAGAAACGTACGTCTCACCTATCAGTGCAGACGTGCCTCAGATAGATTTCTCAGTGCAGCTTAAGAACTACGACAGATACTTCAATGTTGATAATCCTACATCAGCGATTAACTATTTCGAGACAGGTCAGCAGATGGAGGTTCGATATGGTTATCAGACCCCCGGTGCAGATGAAATAGAGTGGATACAAGGGGCAACACTACAGTGCTCCGAATGGGAAAGTGACGATACTACTGCTACGATACGATGCTACGATGCGTTTAGAAACATGGACGCTGAATACTATAAAGGTATGTACACTTCAAAAGGAAAGAGTTATTACTCGCTCGCTGAGGACGTACTCGCTGACATAGGGGTAACGAAATACGATATTGACGAATCACTCAAGAATATGTATTCGACCAATCCTGTTCCGAAAGTGTCTCATAAAGAGGCATTACAGATAATTGCGAATGCGTGTCGATGTGTTCTGACACAGTCGAGAGACGGTGTGATTCAGATTAAGTCGGATTTGCAGACCAAGAAAGTGAACGATTTTACAATAAATCGTCGTGACATGACGTCATATCCGAAAGTCATCAAACAGGAACGAGTTAAGGAGATAGTTGTACCGTGCACTGTCTACCAGGAAGATCCTGTCGAATCGAGTCTTGTCAGTGACACTGTTACAGTAAAAAGCAACGAGATTGAGACATACTTTGTCAGTGACCCATCATATGGATATCGAATTCTACTCAATGATTCAGAAGGTGGAGTAGATATTATAGAGTGGGGAAATTACTATATCACGGTTAGATTTAAAACAGCTGGGACTTATAAATTAGAAATACTAGGTCATCAGTATAAGACGGTTGAGAAACAGGCAGTAAAGTCACTTCATGGAAGAGGTAAGACTGTCACTTGGAGAAATCCGTTAATCAGTGATATGAATATGGCATCATCACTCGCAGAATGGCTAAGTGATTACTATTTGGCTGGTGTCGAGTATGAATACAACACTCGAGGGAATCCCGAACTAGATGCTAACGATATTGTCTACCAGGAAAACGAGTTCCGAGATAACATGAAAGTTGATGTGTATAGAAACACTCTTAAATTCAAACAGGCATTTTCGGGAAGCATAACTGCTAGAAGGGTCGGTGATTGAGATGGCATGGATTACACCTAAAACTGACTGGCATGGTGAGACGATCGATGGAGTGTATAGAGGAGATTACTTCAACGCATCAGATTTCAATAGAATAAAGAACAACTTAGAACACCTTCGTGATATGTCGGTTGAGATGTACGATCAGTACAGTATTAATGCGCTTGGAAATGATAGAAAGGTTGGAGATTATTTCTATGCAGATGAGATCAATTCTCTTGAGTCGAATCTGACAACAATCAATAACCGTACTCTTAAACGATCATATGGTGCTGCACCGATATTCACGGAAAACGGCAATACTATAGATTTTACAGAATTAAACAGAATTGAGAGTGCGTCTCTCGATTTATACAAGGCACTCATGAATCAGCATGATGGAAGACGTATGCTGACATGGAATTTTGGAATGAAAGGAGGACTGTAAATGGCTTGGTCATTACTACCTACTAACTATACTGACGCAGTGTGGAATGGATTGAAGAAATACACAAAGGTGGACAATGCCGACGGTACAGTTTCTTTCAATGACGTGACTACATATACAAATAAGGAAAAGTCATTCTTCGGTGCGAAAGATGCCAATAGCATGAATGAAGCGCTTAATTACATCATGTCAATGCTGGAGAATGGCACTGACTTGTACGAAGAGTTTAAGACATATTTCGACACTCAGAAGAAGCAGTTCAAAACGTCGGGTGACACTTCGTATAACGAATTAAAACAGTATTACACAGTGCTCAAAGCGAATGGGGACGCTTCTCTAGACACTATGGAGAAAGATTATCAGTCTCGAATGAATGCTTACGAGAGTGAGCAGAAAACAGCGTTTAATGCATGGTTCGGAAATCTGAAAAACCAGTTATCTACGAATGTTGCTGGTAATCTACAGAATCAGTGCACCGAGTTAGACGAACGTCTAGCTGCACTGGAAAGAATGACAATTCAGAATGAATATTCTGCACCAATCGTGGTCAATGAATCGGGTTCAGCAGTTCTTCTTGTTGATGACGATGGAGACGCGGTTGTAGCAGATTGGAAATACAGGGAGGAATAAAAATGAGTGCTATCAGTGTTCAGACAAAGAAAGCAACTGAATTAACGTCTATATCATCACTATCAGATTCAAATGTGATGTTAGTACATGACGGCAGTGGCTTGAAGAAAATCACATACGGTAATCTGAAATCGAAGATTGCTGGAGAATTGGAAAACAAGGTCAAGGCTCTAGAAAATGGCAAGAAATGGTCAGATAACGTGACACTTGGTTCGGTTTATGGAGTCACATTCAAGTACAGATATAACGATGACTATGTGCTTCTTTGGTACGGAGGTGCGTTCACTAATAACGTAGGATTTACCGCTGGGACAGGATACACACCTGGAGATGGAGATATACCATCTCTGATTGGAGGTGTCGGCAACTTCATATTCCCTATAGCGACTGATAGTCGATATAGACTAGCAATCAGATATTTCCCGACAGGTTCGCCTACTGGCAAACTATCCTTGATTTCGCTAGACAACGTAACTGTTGCTAAAGGTGTGTACATCGAGAGTTACATATTAATTCCTAGAAATCTAGGTAAATAGGAGGAAATTGAATGAATACAAATAACGTGATTAATGTAGATATTGATACTAGAAAAGTAACTGTTCCTTTAGATTTCTCATTAGGGGCAGTGAATGATGATTCAATTAAGACATTATCATTCAGAGTACAGAAGAATTCGGCATTCAGTGATGTTTCTGACTTGACTTTCAGTATTAATACGATTTCTGCGTTAGGGACACCCGATCGTCTTGAATGTACAATCACTGAGGAAGACAATACAATGCTTGTAACGGCTGTTCTTAAAGGTACAGTGTTTGAGGCACAGGGTAGAGCAATCGTAAATCTATGTGGTAGAAAGTTCGATTCGAAAGGCAACGTCATTAAGAAGTGGGGGTCTGAGGACGCATATGTACTTGTAAGAGCACATACAGATGCCGAGAAGGCACTAGAAACAAACTGTCCTACAATCCTACAGGAAATCAATGGCAAGATTAAAGACCTTGATATGGACGTCAAATCGTTGAAGGAATTCGAAAAGAAGATTACCGATATGGGTGTCTATTCTAAGAGTCAGATTGACGAGATGATTAAGGCTATTGTCGTTCCCACAAAGTTATCAGAGTTAACAGATGACTCGACTCATAGACTTACAACAGATACAGAAAAGACGAAATGGAACGCTAAGAGTGATTTCAGTGGGTCATATAATGATTTAACTAATAAACCTGTAATCCCTTCTAAACTCGCTCAGATGACTGAGGACGCTGACCACAGATTAACATCTGACGCTGATAAAAATAAATGGAATGCTAAGAGCGATTTTAGTGGTTCATACAATGACTTGACTAACAAGCCTTCGATTCCTTCCAAGTTATCACAGATGACAGAGGATGCGACACATCGTGTTGTTACTGACGCTGACAAGACTAGATGGGATAACAAGAGCGATTTTAATGGCTCTTACAACAGTTTAAATGACAAACCTACTATTCCTTTGACTCTTGCTGAAATGACCGATGACGAGTCTCACAGGGTCGTTACAGACAGTGAAAAGACTACGTGGAACAGTAAGGTAGACGATAAGGACATCGAACCTATTAAGGGTGGAATCACTGACTTAAGAGCGAGTCTAGGATTAATCGATGATGTTCTAGGATTAACAGTTGACTATAAGAACAAGACTTGCACTAGAATCGGAGGAGCAAAGAACCTAAACGCTGGTACCGACTTCGATCCGTTTATAATGTACGGTGGACGTAAGAGATGTAATGTTGCTGACGACGGTACAATCAATGCGTATTACGGAGATGAAGGATACATCGAGGACGGTTCTAACGGACAGGTAATGGTGTATCAGCCTAAGTTCTACTACATGGTTTGTCCATTGGTTATAGATAAACAGGAAAGTGGATTAGGATATCATTTAAGAAAGGCAAATTACTACATCAGTGATAAGCCTAAAGACGGATTCAAAGTTCACCCAGCGTTCTACAACGAGGACGGACAGGAAGTTGACTATGTATTAATGTCTGCTTTTGAAGGCTCTATCTATGATACATCTGCCAATGCGTATCTGCTCGGAGACGAACAGGTAATGAAGGAAACCGAAGACAAGTTTTCGTCAATTGCTGGTGCTAGACCAGCATCGGGGTACAAACAGAATCTAACTCGACCAAATGTTGAGGCTATGGCAAAGAACAGGGGTCTCGGTTGGCATTCTCTAGGCATTAAGATTGCTTCCATGGAACAGTTACTAATGATGATTGAATTAGGAACAATGAACACACAGACAGGAATCGGTCAAGGTGTTATTGGTGTGCCTTGGGAAACTGAACCCGACAAGACATGCTCATATGCTGCTGCTACGGGTTCTACATCAGCATTAGGCAATGGAACAGGACAAGCAACCGAAACCGTCACTTATAACGGTGGTGTTGCTACAACTAATACTAATAATGGATTGACATCAATCTCTTATCGAGGTGTAGAAAACTTTTGGGGTAATATATGGAAGTTTGTCTATGGTGTCAATTTCTACTATAAAGCTGGTGAACCATTTGTAGGATACATCTGCAAGGATTTCAATTATGCAGAATCAAAGAAAGACGGCAATTACGAATCCATAGGGTTCAGTTGTCCGTCTAAAAATGGATATATCTCAGCAATGGGGTATTCAGAAAACTGTGACTGGGTGTTCTTCCCTTCCGAAGTGGAAGGTAACAGTTCGGTCCCAGTAGGGGATTATTACTATCAGAACAATACGTGGGAAGGTTATAGAATCGCCCCTCTCGGTGGCGATTGGACTCGTGGCTCGGCTGCCGGTGGTTTCTGTTGGAGTCTCGCTGACGGTGTCGGTACTCGCGATCGTACTGTCGGCGCTCGCCTAGTATATGTTCCCCACTAAAATACAATAAAATATGGGTCAGATGACCGCTGATAGACAACCTGTACTGTGAAGGTAACTACTAATAAATTGCAACATTATTCTTAATCACCCATCTCAGTGGCAATTGGAATAATGACTCGAATACCAGTAGTTTCTATTGGAATCTCAATAACAGTGTCAGTAATCGCAATCGTAATATCAGCGCTCACCTAGTAAATGCGTGTAAATAACAAATAAAGGAAATCATCTGACCCTACCTCTTGGTAAAACATAAAAGTCCATCTCACGATGACTGTGCGAATTAAAGCCGTTTTGGTAGGACGAAAAGTCTCGAAGAATCGGTAACACGCATATACAAATTACAGAAAGAATGGTTAGTTAAATGAAACGTTATGGAAATCTTTATGAAAAGATATGTGATATGGATAATCTTAGATTAGCCCATTGCAATGCAAAGAAAGGCAAGGGTTGGTACAAAGAGGTTAGGCAAGTCGATGAGAATCCCGATAAATACCTTAAAGAATTACAGGATATGCTTGTCAACAAGACATATCACACATCTGAATATCAGATTTTCTATAAGACCGAGAACGGGAAAAGGAGAAAGATTTACAAACTTCCATACTATCCCGACCGAATTGCTCAGTGGGCGATTCTACAGGTCATTGAGCCTTGTTTAATGAAGCATCTCATTTCTGATACATATTCAGCGATACCCGGCAGAGGAATACACAGAGGTCTGAGTAGAATCACTCAAGCCTTGCAGAATGATTCCGAACATTGTCAGTATTGTCTGAAAATAGATGCTAGACATTATTATCAGTCAATTAATCACGATATTCTCAAACAGAAGTACAGAAAGATGTTCAAGGATAAGGATTTACTGTGGCTTCTCGATGAAATCATAGACTCGATCAACACGGCTGATGATGAAGACCTCGTACTCATCTATATGCTCGAAGAAGAGATAGACCCTAATACGGGTATACCGATAGGGAATTATCTATCACAGTATAGTGGTAACTACTATTTCAGTGACTTCGATCATTGGATGAAGGAAGTCAAGCACGTTAAGTACTACTTCCGTTACATGGATGATATCGTCGTTCTAGGAAGCAGCAAGAAAGAACTGCGTCAACTTCTCATAGAGATAAACAAATACTTCATTCACAATCTGAGACTTGAATTGAAAAGGAATTATCAGATATTTCCGACATATATCAGAGGTGTTGATTATCTTGGATATAGAAGTTTCGGTTCGTACATGCTCTTGAGAAAATCAACGTGTAAGAATATGAAGAGAAGAATGACGCAGATTAGAAGAAAAGTGGAATCGGGTGAGATGATGAACTACTCCGAGTGGTGTTCAATCAATTCCTACAAAGGGTGGTTGAAACATTGCAATTCGTTCAGATTATCTAGAAAGTACATCGAGCCACTTAAACCGTATGCTGATGCATATTATGAAAGTCAGATTAAAAGGAGTACGAAGAATGAATGATTACGGAAAGCAGAGAAGTACAATTAAACCCGATAAACTAGAACTGACTGATACTAAGGTGTTCGTTTCTACTGATATTACAGAAGTGAATGAACCAGGAACAGACGAACGACCTGGATTTGTCGGATATGAGTTCAACCTTGTTGAATATGATAAAGACGAATTCATCAAGAATCAGTCTGAAAAGAACGCTGACCTGGAAGAACAGGTAACACAGACACAGATTGCTCTATGTAGCATGTTTGAGTCTATGAACTAGAGGTGATAGTCATGACTGCACTTGAAAAGGCTATGATTGATGTCTACGCACCACTTGTTTATAAAGGTATCTACATCATCGATAATGTTCCTAAAATCATTAGAGAACAGGTGAAGAAGGAAGTCGAAAAGAAAAGGGAGAGTGAGTAGATGACTTATAAGGACGTGATACCTTGGGTCATTAGCATTCTGCTACTCCTTCTTAACATTATGTCCTACGCTCACACAAGCGACAGGGAACGAAAAGATGAGATACAGAAAGATGATCACAAGTTCGATGGCATCAAGGAAAGTCTCTTGAAGGTCAACATGAAACTCGACCAGGTATGCTCCACTACGAATGAGACACGTTCGGACATCAAATCCATGAATCGTGAAATTAAGGAAATGGACACCAGGGTGGTAGTGCTTGAACGAGACATGAAGACCGCATTTAACAATATCGAAGAACTGAAAGGAAAGGTGGACAAACTATGATCAACTTGAAGGTAAGATTTAAGAATCCAGTATTCATTGTACAGATTGTATTAGCTGTGCTTACTCCTATTCTTGCATATGCTGGACTTACTACATCAGACTTGACTACATGGGGCACTTTAGGAAAGTTGCTATGTGATGCGTTAGGCAATCCTTATGTATTAAGCCTTGTGGTTATCAGTGTATGGAATGCTGTTAACGACCCTACAACAGAGGGTATCTCAGATAGTGCTAAGGCAATGGAATATACTAAACCAAAGGAAAGAGGGTAATAGATATGATTATTAACGTACACGCTGGACATTCTCTTAAATGCAGAGGAGCCACAGGATTATTAGACGAAGTAAACGAAGATCGTAAGGTCAAGAATAAGGTAATCGAATTATTACGTGCTAAAGGACACGTTGTTTACGACTGTACAGATGATGTAGGGAAAGATCAGAACGCTAACTTACGAAATATCGTAAAGAAGTGTAACGCTCATACAGTTAACCTTGATGTGTCAATCCATCTCAATGGTGGAAAAGGCACTGGTACAGAAGTATATGTAATCAATGAAAAATCAGCAGCTAAACCTCACGCTGATAGAATCGCAAATGATATTGCGAACGCACTAGGTATCAGAAATAGAGGTGTAAAGACTAAGAATCTATATGTATTGAGAAAGGCTAAAGCCCCAGCGTTATTAGTAGAATGCTGCTTCGTAGACAATCAGAATGACAAGAATCATTGGAATGTCGATAAGTGTGCTACTGCAATTGTCGAAGGTATCATCGGAGTAAGAGCACAGGAAACTCATGTAGTACAGTCTTCTAAGGGTGGAAGTGAGATTGTAAAAGTAGGACAGTTACGTTCTAACTACTATGCCGACCATAACATCACTGTAGACGGATACTTCGGTAAGAATACTCAGCGAAACATCAACAGATGCTTCCAAAAGGCGATGAACCTTGACTACGGTAAGAAGTTGTCTATTGACGGTATTGTTGGAGAAAAGACATTAGAGGCTCTAGGCAATCACTATGTCAAGAAAGGTGAAAGACAGGAACTTGTAAGAGCAGTTCAGATTGCATTATACTGCTACGGATATGATGCTAAGTGGACTGATGGTATCTTTGGTGATAAGACTAAGGAATGCGTACAGGCTTTTCAGAGAGACCACGGCTTGACTGCTGACGGTATCGCTGGTAAGAACACGATCAAAAAGATGATGGGTTGCTAATATATAAGGATAGCCTCGTGCTATCCTTTTGATTTTTTATGATATTTTCTCTATGATTATAAACAGAAGGAATGATTATG